ATACAAATACAGGACAAACCGGACGGGCTACGTCGTCGAGGTGGGCGGCAAACGCGTATGTGTGAGGGTGGACGAATGCAGGGAAATCTAGGGCTTACACCGGTGCAGGCTCCGTGCAAAGGCTGTGCGGACAGGCACACCGGCTGTCACACGGACTGCACCCGATACATAGCATTCCGCCGGGAGGCGGACAGATACAAGCAGGAGAAATCAAAGGACGCGGCGAGATATGCAACGACACGGGGCTGTATGCGGACGCTGCACGATGCGAACCGCGCAAAGCGCGAAGGGAGGCAACATTACTGATGAGCACGCCGCGATACGGCTGGTGGGCCTATGCAAAATGGATGATCCGCAGCTATAAGGGCGGCGGGCTGATGACGAAGGCCGAGCGCGCTGCCGTTGCGGATGCAATCGCGGAGACGGAACAGCTCGTTGACGGCGCGGAGCGACTCCGGCTCATAGACTTGGTTCTTTGGAAGCGGACGCACACCTTACAGGGCGCTGCGATGGCGGTTTATGTGTCCGAACGCACCGCGCAGGAGTGGCACAGGCAATTTATTCGCCTTGTGGGGCAAAAAAGAGGGCTTTTATGAAAAAGTCTGCGTCCCAGAGCCAAATTTAACATTTACTATAAGGGCGTAGAGATCAACTCTACGCCCTTCTTCATCGGCACCGCAGCGTTCTGCGGAAACCTCCTTCTCCTGTTCTCGTGTTCTCCGGTGTGAATAAATATATTTATTCACACACGGAGACACGAGAACGAAAGAATGAGGCAGAAAGGAGCGGCTATGGCGAGTTTGCGCGCCCTTGCACACAAGCTGCAAACAGCGCTCTTGTACAACGGAATCAAAATAAAAATCAATCAAATGCAGATCTATTCCGCGAAAAATGACAGGATGGTGACGAAATACATGGTTTACGAATATCGACCTGATGAAAAGCCGAAGAACGTCACTTTGCTGGAAACGTACCAGATTGCGGATGTGGTGAAACTGCTGGCTGGACTTTACAGCGATGGCGGATGAAAAGCTTACGCCGAAGCAGAGACGATTCTGCGAAGAATATCTGAAATCCGGGAACGCGACAGAAGCAGCGAAAAAGGCCGGGTACAAAGAAACATCATGCAGAGTGATTGCGGCAGAAAACCTATCAAAACCAGCTATTTCTGCGTATATAAAGCGCAGGCTGGACGAACAGGAAGCGGCGCAGGTTGCGGATTCCAACGAAATTCTGAAATTTTACACTGCGGTCATGCGCGGGGAGATCAAAGATCAGTTCGGCATGGACGCATCGCTGTCCGACCGGCTGAAAGCCGGTGACAGTCTCATGAAGCGATACGCAGCAGCTTCCGACCGCAACAGGACGACAATGGAGAAGCTTGATTCGATGCTGAAGGAGTTCCAAGATGCTGTTAAGTCCGAAACAACGTGAATTTGTAAAATACGGGACGCATCGATGGAACTTCAAGGGCGGAGCCACCAGAAGCGGGAAGACTTACCTCGATTTTCGATGGATCATACCGATCCGGATTCGTGAGCGAATCGGGAAAGATGGTCTGGCCGTCATTCTCGGCGTAACAAAATCCACGATTGAGCGAAATGTGCTGGAGCCGATGCGGAACCTGTATGGCGATATGCTTGTCGGCACGATCTCAAGCGACAATACGGCATGGATATTCGGAGAGAAATGTTACTGCCTCGGCGCCGAGAAGGTTTCCCAAGTGTCCAAGATTCGCGGTGCGTCGATTAAATATTGCTATGGGGACGAAGTTGCTGACTGGTCGGAAGAAGTATTCGCGCTGCTAAAAAGCCGTCTTGATAAGGAATACTCCTGTTTTGATGGGACGTTCAATCCGCAATATCCTGACCACTGGCTGAAAAAATTCCTTGATAGCAACGCGGACATTTTCAGCCAGACATACACAATAGACGACAATCCGTTCCTGCCGGAATCTTTTAAAGAAAACCTGAAAAAAGAATACGAAGGGACGGTTTATTACGACCGCTACATTCTCGGCCTCTGGAGAATCGCCGAGGGTCTGGTTTACCCGATGTTCGACCGCGAACGCAACGTCACAAGCGAGCGGGGCGGGCCGGGGCGGTACTGGATCTCATCGGACTACGGCACACAGAACCCTACCGTCTTTGCATTGTGGCGAGAATATGGCGGCAAGGCCGTCATGGAGAAGGAATATTACCACAGCGGACGCGAGAGCGGGCGACAGAAGACCGACGAAGAATATTATCAGGATTTAGAGGCATTCGCGGACGGATACCGCATTGAGCGTGTCGTGCTCGACCCATCGGCAGCGTCCTTTGCCGAGTGCATCCGGCGGCACGGAAAGTTTTCTGTATGGAAAGCAAACAACGCCGTGCTGGACGGCATTCGCTTCACGGGGGCCTGCATCAAAAGTGGCATAATCAAATTCCATGAGAGTTGCAAAAACGCGTTTCGGGAATTTGGCCTTTATAGCTGGGACAAAGACGCAGGCGAAGACCGCGTGATAAAAGAAAACGACCACGTGTGCGATAGTATCCGATATTTTTGCATGACCGTTTTGAGGAGAGAAATCAAGAAATGAGCCTTTTGACAAACATTCGAGGGTGGTTCCGGAATATGCTTTTCCCGCAGGCAGTGGCCGAGCGGGAATTCGGCGTATCTCCGGCAGTCAGCCCGAAGATGGAGCAGAATATAAGCCTCTGGTACGCGATGTTTATTGGAAATCCACCCTGGCAGACGTGCGATGTCATTGCTGTCGGGATTCCGGCAGCGATCTGCCGGGAGATTGCACGACCGACGCTGGCCGAGCTGACGGCCAACATCACCGGCAGCGCCCGGGCGGATTATCTGAAAGAGTGCTTTGAGCGGGCGGAAGAAAATTTCCACAGCGCCTTAGAGCTGGGACTTGCGCTCGGCGGTGTGGCATTTAAGCCGTATATCTACGGCGAGCAGCTGCTGGTCGACGTGACCGGCGCGGCAGCATTCCAGCCGACGAAATTTGATCCTGCCGGGCGCTGCATCGGAGGCGTCTTCCGGGACAAGCCCGCGAAAGTGGGCGGGAAGTATTATATCCGCCTCGAATCGCACGAGCTGGACGGCACGACCTATACGATCCGCAATAAAGCATATTACAGCGACGCCTCCGGCACGGTCGGCGCGGAAGCACCCCTGAATGCCGTCCCGGAATGGGCGGACATTCAGCCGGAAATCACGATCCAGAATATGAGCGGGCCGCTCTTCGCGTACTTCCGCCCGCCTGCGGCCAACACAACGGACGCAAACAGCCCCTGCGGAATGTCCGTCTACGGAGACGCGGCTACTGTGCAGCTGATCAAGCAGGCCGATGAGCAGTGGGAGCGCCTGCGCTGGGAATATCGCTCCAGCGAGCGCAAAGTCCTGATGGATGGCACGAGTTCGACTGCGGATATGTTCAACAAGCGTATGTTTGAACTAGGACCGTTCTCCACTAGCGGCGAATTCTTTCAGTACATCGAGCCGCAGATCCGCGACGAAGCAATCTACCGAGGTTTCCAGAATACGCTTCGCCGTATCGAGTTCAACGTCGGATTGGCTTATGGAGATATTTCCGATCCGCAGACCATCGAGAAGACGGCGACGGAGATCCGCAACAGTAAGCAGCGCAAATATGTGCTGATCGACAGCATTCAAACGGCGCTTGAACATACGTTTGACAGTCTGCTCTACGCGCTCGATACATACGCGACGCTCTACAACCTTGCGCCTGCCGGGACGTACAGCACTGATTACAGCTGGGGCGATTCCATCCTTGACGACGCTGAGAAGAAGGAACAAGAGCGGGCAAACGACCGGCTTGACCTCGCTGATGGAATTCTGAACCACTGGGAATACCGCGCAAAATGGTACGGCGAGGACGAAGCGACTGCAAAGGCAATGCTGCCGCGGGCGCAGGACATGGTAACTGAACAGCAACAGGAGGTAGAGTAATGGGCGGTAGAGGCGGAACTGGCGCGGGGGGAGGAAGAGCCGGTGTAGGAGGCGGGACTGCAAACTCCAGCGCAACTATCCCTACGGAGCAAAGAATTAGGGTGCCGTATTCGGAATACAAGGATGTATACGAGAAAGAATCGCACAAGGTATATTATTCTTATGATTCCCAAAATAAAACAATCGAAATAGATATAAACCCACGAATATACGAGATAGCCAAAATCATGCCGGATAGCTTTTACCAGCAGCTGTTGGATGGGTACAAAACGGGCATAAAGGCAGATAGCAAAGAGGGGAAGAAACAAAAAGCGTTCTATGCGCGAGTTGTGTATGATCGTTACAGGAAGATTGCAAGCAAGGGCGGGGCGATGAAAAAGGAAGCTCCAGAGTGGCAGAAAAAAGCATTTAATATAGCTGTCCACGGGAAGAAATGATTAATTTTGAGAATCTCGATAAATTTGCATTTCCCGGTGTCGGGAAGTACGGAATTCCTCAGATCGAGCCAATTAAGATATATCCGCAAGGCGAATTTATTCCGGTGAATTATCACTATGCGGAGAAAGAACCTGCAAGAAAGATCGTGCATTTCTTCGTGGACGATTATCAGTTTATCCGCCACTGGAACACACCGGACAAGTACATTCCGAAGCTGTTGCAGTTTGCAGCGGTATGCGCGCCTGATTTTTCCACATACACAGATATGCCGCTTGCAATGCAGGTATACAATCACTATCGTAAACACTGGCTTGCGGCATACTGGCAGCTCCACGGAATGACGGTTTATCCGACAATCTCATGGAGCGATGAGAGCAGCTATGACTGGTGCTTTGACGGGGAACCTGTCGGTGGTGTTGTTGCGGTTTCCTCGGTGGGAACGCAGGCAAACGCTGAAAGCAAGCGCCTGTTCCTGCGCGGCTACGAAGAAATGATGAAACGGCTATCCCCGGAATGGGTGATCTTCTACGGCAGAGTGCCGGAAGAATGCGACTGGAACGTGATACGGGTAAAGCCGCATTACGACGATATTGTGAAACGGAGAAGGGCGGTGATCGGATGAAGTACCCTTTTTAGCCCAGAACTATTAGACACCATCCCGGAAGAGATTGCAGAGCTGTTCCGGACGCTGGAAGATACGCTGCTGGATGAGGTTTGTTCCCGGCTTAAAATTGCGGATCAGCTGAACGAAGTCACGGTGCAGGATATCCGGGCGCTGCGGTCGCACGGCATTGATCTCAAGAAGATCAAAAGGGCCATCCAGAAGACAGCGGACGTCAGCGAAGAAAAACTGAACAAGCTGCTCGACGATGTTGTGGAGCGCAACCGGCGATATTACAACGACCTTATTACGCTGGCCGATGTGACGAAGCCTGACCGGCTGGTAGACGCCTCCGATATCGACGCGATCCGCAGGCAGACGCTCGGAGAATTCCGAAATCTGACGCAATCTTTGGGGTTTTTAGCGGACAATGGCCAGAGAATGCTTCCGCCTGCACAAGCATATCAGTGGGCCCTAAATTCGTCAACGCTGCAAATTCAGAGCGGGGCGATCAGCTATAATCAGGCGATTGCCAACGCCGTCAAGCAGCTGGCAGAGAGCGGAATCAAAGTCGTAGACTATGAGAGCGGCCACACAGATCAAATCGACGTGGCCGCCCGCCGGGCCGTTATGACGGGCGTGGCGCAAATCTGCGACAAGTATTCCGACCAGTCGGCGGAATATCTGGATACCCGGTATTTTGAGATCACAGCCCACTCCGGCGCACGAGACAAGCCCGGCCCGTCCCCGTGGTCGAGCCACAAGGATTGGCAAGGGAAAATTTATTATAAAAGCGAAAACGGAGAGCCTGACCCGCTTGGGCAGTACAAGGATCTCGTGGAGACGACCGGCTACGGCTATGTAGACGGCTTGACCGGCGCAAACTGCCGGCACTATAAGCATGCCTATATCCCTGGCGTCATGGAGCCTACCTATACCGAGGAGCAGCTGGAGCACATCGACGACGGCCTCGGCTGCGAGTTTGACGGGAAGAAATATACCGCATACGAAGCGACCCAGATGCAAAGACGGCTCGAACGGTCGATTCGCAAACAGAAGCGTTTGAAAAACGCCTATAAAGCCTCCGGGCTTAAGGACGAAGAGACTGCCGCCGCAGCCAAGCTGCGCCGCCTGAACACGAAATACCATGATTTCAGCAAGGCCGCAGGGCTGCCGGAACAGCCGGAGCGGACAAGGGTTCAGTATACAGACGCAAAATCAGAGGCTGCGGCCAGTGCGGCGAAAGCAGCAAAACCGATCACAAGCCTGCAAGAAACGCTGGACGTGAAAACGGAGATTGTGAACGGCGTTGTCCCGAAGAGATCAGAAATTGGCTCTATTCGAGAAATAGCTGGCGGAGATTCCGGGAAACAGTTGAAAGTTGCGAGTTTCCTTTCTGAAAACTACGGCGGGGAACCGTTGCAATGGCGGAAAATGGGCGGTATAATACAAACAGACAATTTCCAATATGATGTTCACTGGTTTGAGCAAAATGGGAAGCACTTTGAAGAAAAACTGAAAGGGGTGAAGAGAAAATGAAGGTGAGATATAAAGGGCCGACGTTCGGCGGCGGTTTTCTCGGGCTGACGGATGGAAAAACCTATGAATGCGTGGGGGTCGAATATGATCTGCTCCGCATCATAGATGATGAGGGCGAGGACTACCTTTATTCCGCTTCAGCCCCTGCGCCGCTCAACGGAAAAACCAAGCCGGGCAAATGGGAAGTGGTAGAAGATGACGAGCGGGGAACGCTTTCAAGGCTGATTTCTAAGGAGAACGCATGATCGACGAAAAACTGAAAGCCGCCATCGAGCGGGCGCTTGCCGCCGGATTCCGCGTCCAGCTGAAGCGCATGAAGGACGGAACAGTCAAGGCGCAGATCATCAAGGCGGAAGAGCTGAAAAAATAATACAGATACCGCAGCACAATCGAGTGCGCGGAATGGCACGATGAGCCAACTACTGAGATTTTCTTAGTGGTTGGCTCTTTTTGTTTCGGTAAAAACCGCATGAGCGGGATTTATACAAAAAATTGGCTATCTGCAAGCCTAAAAGTGCAGGCGGGAGGTCATGGCGACGACCTAAAAAGCCTATCCCGTAAGGAGAAACCATGAAAAAAGAAGAATTGCTGAGCATTGGCCTGACAGAGGAGCAGGCAGACAAGGTTTTTGCCATGAACGGCAAGGACATTGAGAAGCACAAAAAGGCCGCAGAGGACGCAAAGGCGGACAAAGCGGCCGTGGAAAAGCAGCTGGCCGACCGCGACAAGGACATCGAAGACCTGCGGAAGTCCAGCGGGGACGCCGAGAGCGTCCGCAAGCAGCTCGAAGACCTTCAGGGCCGGTACACCAAGGAAACCGAAGATTACAAGGCGCAGCTGGCAAGCCGGGACTACGCCGACGCCATGAACCGCGCGATTACGGCCAAGGGCGTCAAGTTCTCTTCCAAAGCCGCCGAGAAAGCTTACCTTGCAGACCTCAAGGAGAAACACCTTGAACTGAAAGACGGCGAGCTGACCGGCTTCGACGAGTGGCACAAGGCTCAGCTCGAAGCAGATCCGACTGCGTTTCAGGCAGATAAGCCCACGCCCACATTCGTCAAGCCCGTCGGCCAGGGCGGCGCACCGGCGGCAAAGAGCAAGGGCGCAATGTACGCGCAGCAGTTCAACGCGCAGTTTGCGCAGACACCAAACAAGGAGTGATTTGAAAAATGTCTATCGTTGTAAACACAAAAGCAGAAGTCAGACCGAACTTCCTCGAAAGCGAAGTCGGCCTCGTTCTGAAAACCCGCGAGATCCCCGCGTCGATGGGCGTACAGGACGGCAAATACAAGATCGTCAAGGCCGGTACGCCGTTTCCGTCCGACAACTCGAACGCCGTCGGCATCGTGTTTGAGGATATCGATGTGACGGACGGCAATATGCCCGGCTCCGTGATGGTCGCGGGCCGTGTGCTGGCAGACCGCCTGTCGCTGGCCTCCGCAGCAAAGACCGCGCTGTCCGGCAAGGGCTTCACATTTGTTGACGCGCCGGAGATCACGCGCGGCTATACCGTGACATACGACAAAAACGACGGCAGCGGCACGCCGCCCGTCGACGAGAACGTCTACACAGAGGGCTCCTATGCCGACGTCTCGACCGAATACCCGTTGACCAAGAGCGGCAACACCCAGACCGGCTGGAGCACGTCTAAGGGCGGCGCTGCCGTCTCCAAGGTCGAAATGACCGGCAATGTGACCCTGTACCCCGTGTGGACTACACCCTAAAGAAGGAGGAAAAACACCATGCCTGACATTCTTGAACTGATTTCCGACGCTGACCGTCTGGATTTCTCGCAGAACATTTCCGTCGCGCGCCCGGCCTACCTCGGAGACCGGCTGTTCCCGGATCAGAAAACCGAAAGCCTCAAGGCCGAGTACCTGCGCCTCGCAAACGGCGCACAGATCCCCACGATGGCGACCGTCCACGCCTTTGACACCGAGGCAGAGATCGCCACGCGCCCCGCGCTCGAAAAGACCGAGGTTGAAAAGCTGTTTATCAAGCGCAAGATCAACCAGTCCGAGCGGGTGCAGCTGCTCAACGAAAACGGCGTATACGCTGACAACGCCATTGTGAGCTACGTCTTCGACGATATGCGCCTGATGGCCGATGCGGTCAAGGTCAGAACCGAGGTCGCGAAAATGGAAGTTATCGCGACCGGCAAGATGACCATCAAGGAAAACAATCTCAACATGACCGTCGATTACGGCGTTCCGTCCGCAAACATCGGATTCAAGATCGACTTCGGCGCAGACGCTGATATCATCGGCCAGATTCAGGCCATCGCAGATCAGGCGGCGGCATCCGGCCACGCGCTGAGCGAAATGGTCGTCGGTACGAAGATCCTGCGTAAGCTCGCGTCCAACAAGGGCATTCAGACCCTCGTGTACGGCACGGTCGGCGCTGGTACATATGTCACCACCGAGAAACTGCGCAGCCTCTTTACCGAGCTGTTCGGCTTCGGCCAGATCACGACCAACGACCAGCGCTATAAGGCGCAGGCTGCAAATGGCACGGAAAAGACGTATCGCTTCTTCCCAGAGGACAAGGTTGCATTCCTGTCCAATGGTACGGCCAATTCCTTCGGCGTTGGCCTGTGGGGCGTGACGCCGGAAGAAAAGGGCTATGGCCCGTACACCGACAAGAGTGCACAGCAGTATATCACGATCACCCAGTGGGAAACGCCTGACCCGAAGACCACCTGGACAAAGGCAAGCGGCCTGTTTATCCCGGTCGTGCCCGATCCTTACGGCCTGTTCATCGGCGCGGACGTCAGCAAGTAAAATCGAGCCTCCGCGCCTGCATGACGGGCGCGGAGGCTGACCGGAAGGAGGGCGCAGCATGATCTACGCCGATTATGAGTTTTACGCGACCGTGTACCGTGGGACGGCGCTGGACGAAGAGCAATTCTGCGGCCTCGCCCGCAAGGCATCGGCTTACGTCGACTACATCACCATGAGCCGCGCGCGCTCCGCCGCCGGGGACAAGCTCGAAGCCGTCCAGAACTGCGTCTGCGCGCTGGCCGAGCTGGAGCAGGACGCCGGGAAGCTGGACAGCCTCGTCTATACGACCGACAGGCCGGTATCGAGTGAGACGGTAGGCGGCTGGTCACGCAGCTTTGGCTCACGCAATCTGTCGCAGGCAGATATGCAGCGGACGGAGACGCGCCGCCGGGAGATCGTGCTGGCGTACCTCGGACCGACTGGATTACTCAAAGCAAGGGGGTATGGGCCGTGTCCATGTTCCCCCACACCGTAACCATCTACAACGTCTCGCAGGAGACAGACCCGGCGACATTCAAGGACGTGGAGAAAACCTACATCACCGTCCTGCGCGGCGTTCTACTGGAAGCCTCCAAGGCGGCCAACGTCCGCCAGAGCGGGCTTGAGGGCGCGGATGCGGTGAATCTTTACATACCGTTCTCTACGCCCGCCGTAGACGGCGTGACAGGCACAGAGAAGCGCTACGTCGGCCCGCAGGAATTCTGGCGGGCAGCCGATAAAAGCGGAATCTGGACGCTCTCCACGGACGGCAACGGCGGAACGACATTTTTTATCAAGGGTGAAGTCGTGGAGCCGGACAAAACCGAGCAGATGCTTGAAATGCTCTATGACGACGTTTACAAGGTCACAAAGGTCGATATGAAGGACTTCGGAAGCCAGGACATGAGACACTTCGAAGTCGGAGGTTCCTAATATGCTGAAATTCAGCATAAAGGCAGACGGCTTTGATGAATTGCATGAGGCAATCGCACAGGCGTGTACCAAAGCGGAGCATATTGTCGCACTTCAGGCAAGAAAGGACACAGCCCCGTATGTGCCATTCTTGACCGGTTCCCTCGACCGCAGAACACAGGTGGAAGGGAATGCGATTATCTATCCCGGCCCATACGCAAGGTTCCTGTACTACGGGAAAGTCATGGTAGACCCGGAGACCGGAAGCACCTACGCGCCGAAAGGCGGGACAAAGGTACTGACCGACAAAAATCTTGTGTTCAACACGTCAGGACACAATCAGGCGCAATCGCATTGGTTCGAGGCGTCAAAGGCTGAAAATCTTGATAAATGGCTTCGTGTAGCGGACAAGGCGGTGAAGAATGGACTCTGAAAAGCAAAAAAGGCTGGTATCTGCGGAGGAAGAACAGGATATCTCCCGAAAGATGATGATCTGGGCAAATTCCTTCTCGGACGACGACATACCGGCCGCAACGATTAATTATGAATTCCTCGCCGCCGACTCGGCGAGTATGGCCCTGTCCACCATTCAGGGCGCGTACATCACACGAAAATTCATCCTCGGAGGGCACGAGGCGGAATATCAATTCAAGATCATCGCCCGCATCAAGCCCGGAAACAGCAACGACAAGCGCCTGAAATGCGACGCCATGCTGAACCGCTTCGGGGATTGGGCCACGCAGAACCCGCCGGATTTGGGCGACGGGATGCGCGTCCGGCGCATGGAAGCTGTCAGCCGCTCGGCCCTGTTCGCCCGGTATGAGGACGGCACAGAGGATCATCAAATTCTAATGAAACTGACATATGAGGTGATTTAACTATGGCAAATAAATACACAATCGCGGCAAAAAACGGCGAGAGCGCAGTCCGTGAAATGCTGATTACCGCTCTGGACACCAGCGACAGCACCACATCGAAGTGGTCGGCGATGGGCGTCAAGGTGACGGAGAGCTCCATCAACTACGATTGGGGGCAGGAAACGAAGAAGGACATTCTGGGGCACGTGTACACGAACGCACAGACACCAGAAATGACACAGAGCTTTTCCGGCAGTGAGATTGTAGGCGGTGACGACGTGATGAACCATCTGCTCAATCTTGCAGTCGTGGAGAAGAACCATGCCGCTCTGGTAAATCAGAAATGCCTGATCATCCACACATACCTGCAGGACTCCGCAGGGAAGTCGTTTGCAGAGCAGTATGACGCCTGCGCGGTGCTCGTCACGACAGACGGAGGCGAGGGCGGCGGCGTTCTTGCTTCGGACATTGAAGTGACATACGGCGGAAACAGGACAACAGGAACCGCAGCGCGCGGTTCGGATGGAACCATCACGTTCACGCCGGATTCGGATTAAGGAGGCTGCATAAATGCCTGAAATCAAATTTGAAACCGGTATCGTATCGTTCAAGCTGAACGACGCGGCGGAAGTCTCCTTCAACCCGACCGACAGCGCATTTGTCGAACAGATCTTCAACACCTTTGACGAGCTGGACAGGAAGCAGGAGGCGTATAAGGCCGAAGTCGACCACTGCGCGGACAAGAAGGAGATTTTCGCCATTGCCCGCCGCCGCGACGCGGAAATGCGGGACATGATCGACGGTCTGTTTGCCAAGCCTGTCTGCGCAGACCTGTTCGGCACTATGAACGTCTACGCGCTGGCCGACGGCCTGCCAGTATGGTGCAACCTCATGCTGGCCGTGATCGATCAGATCGACACGAGCTTCGCGGCAGAGCAGAAGAAGACCAACCCGAGGATTGCGAAATATACAGATAGATGGAAAACGCGCAGGCCCCCTGTTCGCGAAATATATTGATAGATGGGGAAAGTGATCTATTCCCTGCCGACCTCTGTTGAGGTCGACGGAACAGAATACGCGATCCAATCTGATTACCGCGCAATCCTCGATATCCTCGTAGCCCTGACAGACAGGGAACTGGACGAGCGGGATAAGGCGGAAGCGGCGCTGACCATCTTCTATCCCGACTTCGAAGAAATGCCCGTCAGCGACTATCAGGAAGCCCTGAACCAGTGCTTCCGCTTCATCGACCACGGGCAGGAGAATCGAGAGAAGAGAAAGCAGCCAGAGATCATGTCATGGGCGCAGGACTTTGATCTCTATATTGCGCCTATCAACCGAATCGCGGGCTGCGAGGTCAGGGCGCTGGAATACCTGCATTGGTATTCGTTTCTAGCGTACTATCAAGAAATCGGAGATTGCCTGTATGCACAGGTGGTTTCTATCCGCGATAAAAAGGCCAGAGGGAAGAGCCTCGACAAACAGGAGAGGGATTTCTACCGGCGCAACCGGGATATCGTCGATCTGAAGACAACATACTCGGAGGCCGAAGCCGACCTGCTTGCCGTATGGGGAGTCGGGACAAAAAACAGCCGCCCCGGTTAAGGGGCGGCAGCAGGAAAAACTTATTTTTTATACTCGAAAACGATTTCGCTACCCCAGAAGCTTGGAGAGAATCGAATCTCGATCTCACTCCAATCCTGCGGCGCTTCATATCCGACGACACCTTTCATTTTCTTCCCGGCGGCAATCGTGCCGTCAAGCTGCGGCTCGTCGGAACTCATCATCGCGGTGAGGCTGAGGCTGGTTGTATAGCCATCAATGTAGCTTTCGAATGAAAGCATGGTGCTGGACGCAATATCGCGGGATGAATTGTTTTCGATCTCGAATTCGCACAGAACAAAGACCTTTCCATCATCCGGCGAGACGTAATTTTGGCCGGAATTCTCGGTAACACTGAGCAACGTGACCGCCACGCCGTCTAGAACGACCTGGTCCCCAACGCCAAATGTTTCAGGCCCGGAATCGGATTGCTGCGGCGGCTGCTGCGAAGAAGAAACTGAGGTTCCGACCTTTTCCGGCTTGGGGGACGATCCGCAGGAAGCAAAGGCCGCGCCAATAAAGACGAAAAGACAGAGGAATACGATTAAAGCCGTCAGGCAGCCGCTGGGGCGTTTCGCCTGCTTTTTGGTTTTTAGCCCGCCAACAACGTCAACGCGGTTCGAGGCGTTAATCTTGATGGTAAAAAACGCATTCTGTTGCCCTTCGGCAATGGTAAAGGATATGGTTTTATCCAGACGGCGATACCGGTAAAAAGAAAGTTCGTGCTGGCCCGGAGCGGCCACGGCTCGAAGTTCTTCACCGTTTTTCAGCGTGCCGACATCACAGCCATCCAATGCAACGCCGACGGTCAGGCCAGAACCGTAAAAAGAATTGTCCCGGCTGATTTGGATAATGCAATCACTCATATTTCTTCCCTCCTTACTTGGAAGATAACACAAATAATAACAAAAATCAACCGAAAAGGTGGTGAAAATATGGCAGATGGGAAAATTGTGGTCACCGTCGACGCGGACGCAAAAAAGGCGCAGAAGGAGCTTGATACGCTGTCCGCGAAAATCGACAAGATGGAAGCCAAGCTAAACGAGGATACCGGAACGCAGAGCGGGCTTAAAAAGGAGCTGGACGCTGCGCTTCAGTCCGCAAAGCAGACGGAAGACGCGCTGAAATCGCTCCGCTCGGAGGCTGACCGCCTAAAGGGCATCACATCCGGAAACGCTTCGGCTAATCCAGCGGAGTACATAGACGCTTATTCTCGACAGGCGGAGGTTGCTGCACAAATCAAAGAGCAGGAACAGCTGCTGGTGCAGCAAAACAAAACGGCGGAAAAGCTCGGGAGTCAATATGCAAAGATCACCGACAAGGTGATAACCCAGACCGATGCGCTTGACGCTGCAAAGACCAAAGCCGGTGAGCTGGTGCAGCAGATCACAAATGCCAGCGGAGCTTCGGCTAAAATGGCGGAAGTATCGGCAAGCGTCGAAAAAAGCATGAACAAATTCGGAAGAAGATTAAGCGGGGTACTGAGGAGCGCGCTGGTCTTTACCGTCCTGTCCCGCGGCCTTTCGCAGCTGCGCAGCTGGCTTAGCCAGACGATCATGCAGAATGAGGCGGCCCGGGCGGCAGTCGCGAGACTGAAAGGCGCTCTGCTCACACTGGCACAGCCTTTGCTTAAAGTCGTTATCCCAGCATTTGTGCTGTTTGTAAATGTATTGACTCGCATCGTAACCGCGATTGCAACACTTGTCTCTAAGATTTTCGGAACGTCATACGCACAGTCTGCGGCTGACGCCGCAGCGGCATATGATGATGAATCCGAAGCCATTGCAGGGGTCGGAGACGCGGCGAAGAAAGCCGGAAAGTCTCTTGCCAATTTCGACGAGATCAATCAGCTTTCCAGTAACTCGGATAGCAGCGGCGGCGGGGCAAGTGCAGGCGGTGGAATCGGAGACGGCAGCATTGCACCTGATTTCAGCGCCATGATCAGAGATCAGCTGACATCTATCACAGAGCTTTTCGTCGGAGCGGCCCTGCTTGCACTGGGCGCGATCTTGACGTTCAGTGGCGCAAATATCCCGCTTGGCATTGCGCTGATGGCGATCGGCGCGCTGGCGATCTGGGATGCAGTAAGCAACCATTGGGGCGAGATCGTGGAGGTATTGCAGGGGCAAGTCGGCCTTATAACCGCGATCATCAGCGGTGCGCTGCTTGTAATCGGCGCGATTCTAGTTTTCTCGGGCGCAAGCATTCCACTCGGCATCGGGCTTATGCTCGCTGGTGCGGTTGGGATGGCCGCGACGGTAGCAGCAAACTGGAATGCAATCGTTGAGGCCTTGCAAGGGCCAATCGGCGTAATTACAGCGCTGCTCAGTACGGCCCTGCTCGCCATTGGTGCTATCCTGACATTCTCCGGGGCAAATATCCCACTTGGCATCGGTCTGATGGTCGCTGGAGCCGTCGGATTGGCAGCTGTTATTGCAATCAACTGGGGCACGATTTCGAAAGCCTTAAAGGGGCCAATCGGTGCAGTAACTGCGGTCGTAAGCGGCGCGCTTCTTGCCGTCGGCGCGATCCTGGCATTCAGCGGCGCGAACATCCCGCTCGGTATCGGCTTGATGGTGGCTGGCGCTGCAGGATTGGCTGCAACAGCCGCCGTAAATTGGGGCACGATCATGGATAAACTGCGGGGGCCTGTCGGAAAAGTCACCGCAATCGTCAGCGGTGCTCTTTTGGCACTTGGCGCAGTCCTCACATTCAGCGGTGCAAACCTACCCATTGGCATCGGTCTGATGGTCGCTGGAGCTGCTGGGCTGGCCACAACGATTGCGGCAAACTGGAATACTATACAGACAAAATTACAGGGGCCACTCGGAGCAGTCACGGCGATGGTTGGCGCGGCTCTGCTGGTACTCGGCGTTGTCCTGCTGTTTACGGGAGCCGGGATCCCGCTTGGCCTCGGTATGATCGCGGCTGGCGGCGTAAGTTTGGCGGCAGCAATTGCCCCAAATTGGAATTACATCACCCAAAAAGTCAAAGAATGCTGGGAAAATATTAAGAAATTCTGGGAGAAAAATATTGCACCGGTATTTACGGCTGAGTGGTGGGGGAATCTCGCGAAAAATGCGCTGAATGGCTTTATCGGCGTATTTGAGGGCGCGATCAACGGCATCATTGACGGCGTGAACTGGCTGATTTCCTGCCTTAATAGGATCCATGTCGATATTCCCAGCTGGGTACCGATCATCGGCGGACAGTCTTTTGGCGTCAACATCCCGCCGGTGGATTACGTCTCCCTCCCTCGTCTCGCGCAGGGCGCCGTCATTCCCCCGAATCGTGAATTCCTAGCCGTACTCGGAGACCAGAAGAGCGGGACGAACATCGAGACGCCGCTTTCCACGATGGTGCAGGCATTCAAACAGGCCATGACCGAGACCGGCGTAGCGGGAAGCAGACAGATGACGGTTATCTTCCAGCTTGACCGGCGTGAACTTGGCCGCACGATCTATCAGCTGAACAACGAAGAGACGCAGCGCGTCGGCGTGAAGCTTGCGGGGGTGAAGACATGAGAAGCGCACTGAGCCTTGACGGCAAGGCGTATTTCAATCTTCACGTCGTGAGCTGCAAGCGGTCGTTCTCCGTCCTCGACGGCGACAACGCTGGGCGCGTTATGACCGGCGCGATGACCCGCGATATCATCGGAACGTATTACAATTACAGGTTGGAAATCGACCCTGTATCCTCAGATCCGGAGGAATACGACGATTTTTATGAGAGCATTTCCGCGCCCGTCAACAGCCACGTCCTGACCGTCCCATACGCGCAGGGAACCGTGACCTTTGACGCTTACGTGGCAAACGGCGACGACGAGCTTGCCGGGAGCTACGACGGGCGCAATGATTGGGGCAATCTGACGATCAATTTTGTCGCCATGAAGCCCAAGAGGACGCCGGTATGAGTGTACGCGTGATCTATGAGGACGTAGCGGTAGGCGCAGCAGCGGCGGCAAGCATTGCAAGCACCGCTGCGCAGCCCTTCTCCGACCTTCCGGAACTGCCGTATGGCACAGAGTCGGTGATCGTCGCAACAAACGAGCTGAACCAGTGGATGCTGGACGGCTCCCGCCCGATCCTCACGACCGAGCGGGCGGCCTTCTGGTCTACCGAGCCGAGCAAAGCAGACTGTACCTTCGACGCAAACCCGACGCTGACCATCACGCTGGACGGCACGTTCGCAAGCTCCGGCATTTACCTCTATTTTGACGGTGGCACCGGCGACTATTGCAGCGCCCTGACCATGACGTGGTACAACGGCGAGACAACCGTCGCGTCGCAGGACTTCACGCCGGACGGCCAGAAGTATTTCTGCGCAAAGCCTGTCTCCGGATACAACAAACTCGTGATCGAGCTGAAAAAGACGAGCCTGCCGTACCGGTACGCGAAACTCAGACAGATCTTCTTCGGCATCGTCCGGGAATTCGAGCGGGAGGACCTGCGCAGCGTCAGCGTCACCGAGGGCGTCAGCGTGATTTCTGACGACGTGGAGATCAACACACTGGATTTCACGCTCGACAATTCGGACAACATCGACTTCATTTTTCAGGAAAAGCAGCCCGTCAGCGCCTACGACGGTGCAAAGCTAATCGGCGTCTTTTACATCAAAAGCTCGTCCCGGTCGAGCGAACGGCTCTATGATGTATCCTGCCAGGACGCGCTCGGCATTCTGGACGACGAGCCCTTCGCGGCGGCGGTCTACAGAAGCAAAAACGCGAAGGAGCTGATAGCCTCGATTCTCGGCGCGCACTTCACGCTGGACTTCGACCCTGCGCTGGAAGACGAGACCGTAACCGGCTATATCCCGGACTGCACGAAACGAGAAGCGCTGCAACAGATCGTTTTCGCGCTTCGCGCGACCATTGACACAAGCGCGTCGCGTGGCGTGCGCGTCCGGAGGCTCACAGCGGCCTCTCCTGCCACGATCCCACTTGACCGGACATACACGGGCGGCAGCGTTGAAACGGCGGCAGCGGTCACGGAGATCCGCGTGACGGCACACAACTATTCGACGTCCGGAAGCGGAGAGAGCGTGGAGGTCGGCGGTACGACCTACTATCACACGACGTCGGTCACGTCCAAGACCAATCCGAACGCCACCACGCAGACCAAGCCGAACGTCATCGAGGTGCGCGACGCTACGCTGATCAACAGCGACAACGTTGCCGCCGTCGCGCAGCACGTCTTTGACTACTATATGCGCCGTCAGACGCACAGTGTCAAAATTATCGTGGACAAGGAAGCCCCGGGCGATTACGTGCAGACCACAACGCCGTGGGGCACGAAGATCACCGGAACGATCACCAGTATGGACATTCGCCTCAGCGGAATCGCGGCGGCAGAATGCAAGATTATCGGCACATAGAACGGAGGTGCGGCATTTGGTACAGGGAGATTCGTATAACCTTAGTGTTACCATCAAGAATAAAGGGCAGCCTCTGGACGTTGCAAGCGTTGAAAAGGTGGAAATTTCTCTGCTTTATCTGCAAAAGAGCTATCCGGGAGAGATCGGATACGAGGACGGAAAGTTTCTGTTTCCCCTCACCCAGCAGGAGACCTTTCGGCTCCCGAAGCTCTGCCAGATGCAGGTGCGCGTGAAATTCAAGAGCGGCGACGTGATTGGCTCGGAGATCAAGCAGATCGACGTTGCGCACGCGCTGTCAAAGGCGGTGTTGTGATGGGCGGCATTGAATTTGAACTCAAGAACCGCGATCCGATCGACGTTTCCTTTAACGTTTCCGTGCGTGCTGGCGGCGGCTCTGGCGGCGGAGGCATTGCATCGGCGCAGATCGATGAGATCCGCGTGCTGACAAAATCGGACTATGACGCGCTGGACAAAAAGGACGCGCGGACACTGTATCTGTTGGAGGGATAACATGCTGGCAGTTGGACTCAAACGCATTCTGGAGCTGTTCATCGGCTCCATGGGCATCAAGTCCGCCCATCTGGGCGGGGAAACCATCTATGAAAGGCCGGGCGGCTTTTTGTACATCGAACTCACAAGCGAAGAAAGGGGATAAAACAGAATGGCAAGCTTTTTTAATTTAACGCTGGATACGCTGGCCCCTGCCGGGCTATCGATCACACTGAACGACGGCGCACAGTACGCGACCAGCGCGACCGTCACAGCGAAGATCTCAGTCACCGACGCCGCGACGACCGGCTACCAGATGAAGATCTGGGGCACAAAGGCGGCGGCAAAGGAAGCAGATGCGTCGTGGGAGACGTTCGCCGCAACAAAATCCATTACGCTCCCGGACGGCGACGGCCTGAAGACGATCTATGTAAAGGTGCGCGACGACGTCGGCAACGAATCGACTGCGGCCAGCGACTCCATCACGCTCAACACCTCGATCCCCGCCGTGACCATCACCGGCCCCGACAAGAGCCGCATCTCCAAGGTCACGGGCTACGACGCGGCGGCCTTCTCCTTCGTCTGCGACGTAGACTTCGAGGAATACACCGTCCGCGTCGTTCCGGCGACGAGCAGCCTGCACACGGCGGGCACCCAGATCCCGACGACGGGCGGCTCCACCAACGTCAGCGGCACGGCGGGCGGCTACAAGAAGAACACCGCCATCAACGTCACCGTCAAGGGCGCGGATCTCGAAGCAGCGTCCTCCGGCGACGGCGTGAAGATCGTGAAGGTCTTCGTCAAGAACGCCGCCGGGACGTGGAGCGCAGCCTAATGGCCGCGCCGGAGTTGACCTTCTCCATTACCGGAAACAAGATATCGGCAGTCTCGGGATTCGACTCGATCACCGTCACATTCTCGTCGGACATCGCCTATACGGCTTTTGAGTGCCGCGCGACGAAGTCCGGCGAGGATTGGGGCCGCGGGAAGGGCGCTTTGATCGCGTCCTTCTCCCAGACCCCGGCGGGCACGCAGCGCACCTTTGAGGTATACGACGATTTTCTGCTTTCCGGTGATGGGGAATACCGCATTTCGCTGTTCGCGCAAAGCGCGGACGGCAGCTGGAACGACAACTACGGCTTTATCCCGCTGGGAGAGTCGCAGGCGCTGAAGACCGCGGACGGCGAGGATTTTCTGTGTATGAAGGAGTGATCGTATGGCTTACAACAGCCAGTTTACCGGCGCGCAGATCGACGAGGCTATCGCCGACGTGCGCAGCAACAAAGACGCGTGGAACGGAAAGCAAGATGTGATCCTCGCCTCCGGTGCGGCCGTCGGGGACCTGATCAAGGTCAAGGCGGTGGACGCCAGAGGGAAGCCGACGGCGTGGGAGGTGGCCGCGGCTGGCACGGATTATCTAACGGAAGCGCCCGTGACGAGCGTGAACGGGAAAACAGGAGCTGTCAAGGTTCGCGAAGTGCCGTCTGTCACCGCCGCTGATAATGGAAAATTTCTGCGGGTTGTTTCCGGTGCGTGGGCGGCGGTAGAGATCGCAAACGCGAATGGAGGGAGCTTCTGATGGCTGAATATTTGACAAACACAACCGACCTAACAAAGGTTGCGTCAGCTATCCGGGAGAAGGGCGGCACATCTGACCCACTGGTCTACCCGGACGGATTTGTGACAGCCATTCAGGCCATTCAGACTGGTACAGAACTGCAAATCATTGTAACTGTGACATCTGGTGCAACTGTTACCGCGACAAAAGGAAGCCTGTCTGAGAGTGGCACATCGGTCAATGGAACGTGCACGCTTATCGTTCCGGAGATCGGCACATGGAGCGTATCCGCGACGCTGGACGGGAAAACATCTGACACAAAAGCCGTAACTATCACGGACAGTTACGCGGTGTCGCTTAATTTTGTATATCCGACACTGAATAAAAATACTTGGGAAACAATAAAAGATATATCCGACGCGGGACAGGGCGCGAACTATTGGAGCGTCGGTGACCGAAAGGCTGTAACGCTAAACGGCACGGTTGGACATCTTACACTATCTAATTACACAACATATGCGTTCATTATTGGATTTAACCATAACGCGAGCCTAGAAGGGGAAAACCGTATCCATTTCCAACTTGCAAAGACCGCGCTCTCCGGCGGTACGGACGTGTGTTTCTGCGATAGTTACTATACCTCGCCCGTTTCGACAACCGGCTATTTCTCTATGAACAGTAGTGCAACGAACTCCGGCGGATGGGCGAGCTCGCAAATGCGTACAAATATTTGCGGGACAAGCCTCTCGAGCTATTCCGGAACGATTATCGCAGTCATTCCGGCGGCGCTCCGTGCAGTCCTAAAGTCCGTTACCAAGTACACGGACAATACGGGAAATAATAGCACATCCGCGAGTGCGGTCACGGCGACAAAGGATTACTTTTTCCTCCTCTCGGAGTTTGAGGTTTTCGGGAGCATTTCGAGAGCAAACTCGAACGAGGCGAGTAAGCAAGCGCAGTACGCCTATTATTCCGCTGGAAACAGCAAGGTAAAGTACAAGCACAACGGAACGAGCACCGCCGCTCGTTGGTGGCTCCGTTCTCCGCTTGCGAGCAGCTCCGACGGTTTCGAGAATGTGAACACCAACGGGACAGTCGAAGACCGAACCGCGCGCGCTTCCTTCGGCTTCCCACCCGGCTTTTGCGTATGAGGGAAAAGCGCATGGAGTATATCGTGTATAAGCGTTTCCGCGGGAATGGCATCGATGGAGAATTTAATCTCCGATATGGAACTGCGGTATCGGAGATTGAAGGGTTCCTGTTTGCAGCAGATGGCAGGCGGATATGCGCTGCGACATCCGAAAACGGATGGGAGCATTTTAGGCAGAATACACCAGAGGGCGCGATGCGGCAGGAAATGCTTGAACGCCTTTATCGCTGGTATGAAAAAAACGGCTGCGGCGAAGACTTTACGGATGAAAAATGGCCGGGGCAGGAAAACGGCTACTGGAAAAATCGGTTGAGAACCGCAAGTACAGAGCGATTGGAGAAAATCTATCAAGAGAAATTTGGAGGGACGCCATGTATGCAGTAAAACAGGACGGCGCGTTTGCCGGGTATGCAGACAGTATTGTGCCCATTCGACTACACGGCAACGGTTGTTATGTCCCGTGCAAGGAAGATCAAGCAGAAGGATTTTGCGCTAAGATGGCTGTGATTATTACAGATAGAGAAGGAACTGAACATCAGGTGCTTTCTGACATGGTGTTTCATCTCACAGACCATACGCTGAAAGGTACTGAGCCAGAAGGCAGCTATGAGGAAATGGGCGCGGCACTGCCACTCACAGATGCAGAAACAGCGGCGAAAATTTTACTTGGGGAGACAGATTGATGAGTTACACAGAAAGAGCCAGAGCATTGAGACCCTATATTGAAAAAGCGTCTATTAGCTTACCCGATGAGGATGCACTGCAAGCAGTAGAGTTATTCCCACAGTGGGTGACAGGCCATTCTTACGCGGTCGATGATCGGCTGCAATACAATGGCGTATTATATCGCGTGGTGCAGGCGCATACCTCACAGGCAGACTGGACACCGGATATTACACCGGCACTGTTTGTGATCGTTTCACTAGAGGAATGGCCGGAATTCGTGCAGCCTACTGGTGCGCATAATGCCTACAAAAAGGGCGACAAGGTGACATTCAATGGAAAGCATTACATTAGCTTGATTGACGCGAATGTATATTCACCAGCGGCATATCCGGCTGGTTGGCAGGAACAGGCGTAAATTTGAGAATATGGGAGGAAACATAAGGGAGAACACCATGGACACCAAGACCATCATCGTCACCCTCGTCACCGACCGGACGCAGGCGGACGTGGAGCGGGTGCGGGAGCTGGCGGCGAAGGGGTTCGCGGCCATGACGGCAGACGAGCAGGCGGAATGGCTTGCGGGGATGAAGGGCACGTATAACGCAAGCGACATGAACCGCGTGGGAACCGCCCTGAACTATCTGGCGGCGCGCCTCAGCTCGATTTGCGGCAGGAGCATTGCATGGACGGCGAAAACCGATTGGGCCGTAACGGACATTATAACAGCCTCACAGGCCGAGGCATACCGCAAGCAGGTGCAGTCCATCCGGGACGCACTGGCATACCCCGAAGGAACACCGGACGCGCCCGGCCTCGACCGGCTGACCTACACCGGCGCAAACGACATCGAGCGCATTCTTGCGCTCTGCGAGGAACTGATCGATAACATCACAAAGGCGTTCCGCTACACCGGCGCTGCGGAATGCGCGACAGGAGGCTTGATATGAAAGATCGTCAACCTACTAAAGTTCTTACAAACGGTGCTATTCGATATGGCATCTACAATTCCGACGGTAGTCTTGATCACTACGAGTACATGAAACGTATGGACGAGCCAACAGTTGAGGGTACGCCTCTCAATAAAGCAAATCTTCTGTCCGATGCCACCGCAGCCAAGCTCTGGCCGAACGCAACCACGAGGCCGGAAGACCCGACCGTCAACGACGCGCTTGTCGAGTTGCAGAAAGGCACGTCGAAAGTGGGTGATATCCTCATGTCGGTCCGCGCAAAGCCGTCCGACGCGTGGCTGCTCTGCAATGGGCAGGCCATCACAAAGTCTACGTATCCAAAACTATTCGACATTTTACGGCCTGCGGCGTCTCCGGCCCCGTGGACAAGCAAAAGCATAACAGGTGTCGATAGAGATACGTCTAGGATAAAGTACACAAACGGGAAATGGTTCGCCTTTGCTTACGATAGCTCGAATGCAAAAATGCATATGTATGTATCGGATGATGCAGACACATGGGCGGACTATCCGTTCAACCTCGAACTTGGAAGCAACGTATATATTGACGGTGTTGCAATATGCTATCATGAACTGAAAAACGTTTATTGCATGGCTATCGTACGCGCAACTTCTTCAACAAGCAACTACTGCATATCCTACACAATTTCAGAAGATTTGCAAACCGTGACAGAAGGAGGATGGATATGGAGCAGCGGCTCCTCTAGGTGCTCCAAGTTGGAATTATACGTCTCAAGCTACGGCAATGTGTATTGCGTAAGATACACGTACGAAACTGCCAATGGCGGTGCTTACGCGGATGCGTTTAAAGATACTGGCACATTCAACTGGAGCAGAATTTACTACGTAGACGCAGCAAGCTACGACGAAAGCACAGGGCATTTTTGCTGGACGGATGACAGAAATATTTATTCGGCAGAAGAATTGGGAGGAAATAGCGCGGAATATCTAATAGGGACAATTCCAAACGCAGTTATTCCGAGCAGCATACAAAAGAGTGCAATACACAAGTACATCTGCGCGGCCACAAATACAATAATTGCGATATATCAGGATGGAGGGCTAAAGTACGCTTACACAATCGATAATAGTACGACTTGGCATAGTGGGGCCGAAGTAATCTCCGCAAACTCAGCAGACTACATAGATCTCACATACGGGTTCGAGTTTGTGGCTGGGTTCCTGCTATTTACGGCCCGCCTAGACGGCGGAAGCACTCGATATATTTGCAGCGCTTCAGACCCGGAAGATCAAATATACAAGACTGCCGGTATTTTCAGCGGCGCACTATCGCCTGCTGCTTTGGCAGCGAATCCGCCAGCTGCCGGAGCGATATCCATATGTAATTATGGAGACTTGGCGAAACCGGTACCGACGATTGTAGCTGATAGCCGCAGCCACGCCTATATCAAGGCGCTGGAGGAATAAGCAATGCGGGACAGGATCGGAACAAACAACCTTGCAAACGGCGCTGTCCGATACGGGGCGTATGACGCGGGCGGGAATCTGCTGCGGTATGCATGGCTCCGCCCGGAAGACGAGCCGCTGGAAGCCGGGACGCCGCTCAACAGAGAAACGCTACTGTCGGCCGAAGCGGAAGCCGTTATATGGCCCGCGAGCGGGAAACCTGCGAATCCAACTGTGAATGATGCATTTGGCAAGATCACAGAGGCAAAGGAGGTCGGAGATATTCTGACAACCGTCCGCGTGCTCTCTGCCCCGTGGCACGCGTGCGATGGCTCAACCTTCGATCAGACTGCATACCCGGCCCTCTACGCAGCCCTCGGCGGCACGACGCTGCCGACGATCAGCTATTCCAGCGATACCACCACCTACATCAAAATGGCGGACGATTAGCCCGGCAAATAAAAGAGAAAGGTACAGAAAAATGGACACCAAAACCATCATCGTCACCCTCGCCTGCGCCGCGCTCGGCTCATCCGCGCTGACGGCGGTAGTAAACGCCGTCGTCAGCGCGATACAGAAAAAGCGCGGCAAGGCCACAACGCAGGAGGCGCACCTTGCAGAGATCGACAAAAAGCTTGGGAAAATGCAGGAGCATCAGGATGAGCAATATCTGGCGATCCTCCGGCTCACGATCATGAGCGAGGAGATGCCCATGGGCGAACGCCTGATCGCCGGGCAGAAATACGTCAACCTAGGCGGAAACGGCGACGTGAAGAAGTTTTTACACCAGCTGGAGGCGCAATGCGGACATAGCAGTGCGCAATAAATTGGGAGGCAGATATGCGGGTAAAAGGCAAGTGGAGCAAGGGCGAAATGGCGCGAACCATTGTTTTGTATCTGCTCCAGCTCATCACGACGGTAATTGTCTGGGCCTGCGCTCTGAAAACCGTCGCCGTCCTAATTGCAGTCATCCGCAGCCCGGAGCTCGGCGCGTCGGTAGACCTGTCCGACGTGCTCGGATTTACAGGTTGGGCAACCATCACAGAGCTTGGCCTGCTTGCCTTCAAGCGGGTTTTTGCAAAAAAGAATGATCCGGTAGAATAACGAAAGGGGTACACAATATGTATAAGCGAGTGAATTTTGAACCGATGGATAAACACCTGTCGGAAAGCATTCGGGGGAAGCTTGAAGAAGCGGAAGCGCTCATCATGCAGCTCCCGGCGGGAAGGAATAGAAGTATCGCCCTGACAAAGTTGGAAGATACAATGCTTCGTGCGAACCTCGCAATCTCTGACGCGGTTGCGACGAGAAGCGAAAGCGAAACAAAGGACTGAAAGGAGCATACATATGGAAAACATCAAGAAGCGGCTCGGCAATCTGCTGAGCGTCAAATCTATCGTCACACTGGTGCTGACGGCGGTATTTGCGTACATGGCAGTCGCCGGGAAAATCTCGCAGGACTTTATGATGGTGTATACCGTCGTGATCGCGTTTTACTTTGGCACACAGAGCCAGAAAGCGCAGGACGCGATTGACAACGCCACGAAGGAGGATGCGCAGAAATGAGCATCAAGATCGGGCAGGCCAGTCTCGGCGAGACGGGCGGCCGCAATCAGCAGCCCGGCAATCAGACCGGGCGGGAGCTGAATATCTCCAACTGGTACAATGGCCGCTGGCTCGGCATCTTGCGCTACAAGAGCCGCAAAAAGGCCGAGCGGGCCGCGCAGACGTGCGAGGCGGCCATTAAGAACCGGAACATCGGCTACGACATGGACAACAGGAACACGGCGTATGAGGCAGCCAGAGCCGTCGGCTGGGACGTGAGCAGGATCACAAAGCCAGTGGAGACGGACTGCTCCGCGCTCATGATGCTCTGCGCCGTGGCCGCAGGCTGCGCGCCGGTAGAAGCGCTCTACCGTCGGCAGGGCAACAGCTGCACCACCTACTGTATGCTGCACGATTGGCCCGCAACGGGCGATTTTGAATTGCTGACCGGCAGCAAGTATCTGACGACGGACGCGAATCTCCTGCGCGGGGACGTACTGGTAAGCGAGGGCCATACCGTGATGGCCCTCGAAGATGGAAAAAATGCAGAGGAGGAAACCGAAATGGTAGAAAAGAGCAAGATCATCGTCGACGGAAATGAAGTCACCGTCGAGCGCATTCTGAAGAACGGCACAAACTACGTAAAAGTCCGCGATATCGCCGCCGCGCTGGATCTCGAAGTGAGCAACAAGGGCAATATCGCCGTATTGACGCACAAGGAAAAGTAAGGGGGCAAAGCCTATGTCGCCGCAGGCGCGGGCCAAGCTGCCGCCAGAGCTGGGCAGGCTGACCCGCAAGGATATGGAGGCCGTGATCTATCAGGCCAATCTTGGCCGGGAAAATGAGAAGATCGCGCAGCTCTATTTTGTCGACAAGCTCCCGCAGGTCGACGTTGCGACAGAGATGTTCCTGGGCCGCGCCACGGTCCAGCGCCGCCTGCCGGAGATCATGCGGGAGATGCAGCAGACTTCCAGCAAACTGTACAACTGAGATAAGCGCCGAGAAATCGGCGCTTATTTTTTTATATTTTTCGAAAAAACTATTGACATATACGGTATTACGGTATATAATAGGTACATAAGATAAAGCAAAACAAAACCAACTACGGAGGGTACAGCGATGGCAAAGGCGAAGATCACTTGCAAATGCGAAATCTGCGGAGGAACGTTCGAACACGTCCGCACTTGCATCAACAGAAGCGACGCAGATTCCTATGCAGAATGGGCTGCGGAACACGTTACTGTTTGCCCGTCCTGCCATGCCGCAGCAAAAAAGGCAGAAGCGGCTTCCAAACTGAATGCGTACATTGCCGAGAACTTCGGAACCGAGCATCCGCTTCCCAAGATCACCGGTGTCTCTGAAAAACAGATCGCTTATGCAGAGTCCCTGCGCACCAAGTTCATCTCTTCCGATCTCTCCGGCTGCAACGTAAAGCTTTCCCGATTCTTCGCGGTGGAAGATAAAGTCCGGCTCGAAAACATGAGTGAAGAATGGCACGCCGCAGCAGAGAAGCGGGCGGAATCGGAAGGCCTGTCCGTCGAAGTATGGTTCATGAAAAACCGCCCGGCAATCGTAGCCCGCACTTCCAAGATTACAATCGTCGATGTTGTAAAAACGCTTGAGCTGATCGTAACGGAGTCCAACGCGTCGAAGCTAATTGACGCGTTGGGCTGAGAAGAATGGGCGTATAATAAGACCATAAGATAAATTAAATGACGGAGGTAAATAAAATGTACGAAATGAACAGGGATATGATGGACACCATGATCCGCGACTGGCTGGCAGACAATGCAGAGGAGATGGCCGATCTGGTCGTCGATTACGACAGTATCCGGTACGACGATAATGAAGAAGAGTGGATCGCTGACGCGCACGACGACAGCACCAGCTACACGCTCAAGGCTTGCAGCGATGGTTTCATCCGCATCTGCTGATGATTGCGGCCAACGCAAGCAAGGAGGACGCGGGAATGAACGGCTACCAGCAGGCGATGATGCCGAAAATTGCAAAAATGAGGAGGAAACAACAATGGAAAACGTAGAGGAAATCACCAGAATCATGAAGGCCGGAAGCGCCGCCGGTCGCGCGCAGGAACCGATGCGGTTTGTGACGCAGGAGGAACGCAACGCATGGTATGAGGAACAAACGGAAATTCTGGCGAAGGTTATGGCTCCAGTAGGAGACGAACCTTACGACAAGAACCTGCAAGGGCATAAGATCGCGGACCGTTTCGCGGATATCCATACATTCGAAATCTACAGGCTTACCAATATCCGATACATTATCGGGGATTTCGAAACATATGAAGAGTACGCGGCCCACTGCCTGGCGGAAATAGAAGCATGGGCCGATGAACTTCGCGCAGATTTAGAGGAGGAATAAAAAATGATTGCACATCTTTACCGCATCCGTTCTGATTTCCGGAACGTTCCGGACAAAATCATCATTAAGGCGAAGGCGAAGGAAAACTTCCCCGGTACTTGGCTCCACGCCGAAGTTGAACTTCCGGATTTTATCCGGGTGGCTGAAACCGAAGCTGGTGACGGATTCCTGTTCACGCAGGATGAAACTATTATGAACGTTTATATCGAAGATGCGGAGCGCTTGGACGGTGACGCAATTAAGGGAACGGTGAGCATCCGCAGCGCAAGCGGACGTATGCTTGCGAAGTGCGTCGCCATGTGGCGATGAGAACAGGGGGTGAATCATGCCGAGTGAGGCCCAAAAGCGCGCCCGCGACAAGTGGGACGCCACAAACATGACGCTGGTAAGCTGCAAGATGCGGCGCGACCTTGCTGACGATTTTAAGTCTGCCGCAAAAGCAAACGGCACAACGCCCAGCGCCTTGATCCGTGGGTGGATCGACGGATATATGCAGCAAAACAAGCCCGTGAAGTAATCCGCAGGCAATTTTGAACCAAATTGATACACAACTGAGGCACAAGAAGCAGCAAAAAGGCCCATACTGGACACATCAAAGGAGTGTTCGGTATGGGCTTTTCTTATTTTAATCCAAACCCCGCCGGGCTGAAAGTCGGGGACTGCACCGTCCGGGCCATCGCAAAGGCGACCGGGAAGAGCTGGGACGAGGTGTATATCGGCCTGTGCCTGCAAGGGCTGATCATGGGCGATCTGCCGAGCGCAAACAGCGTATGGAGCGCTTACCTCCGGCAGCAGGGCTTTACCCGGAACGTAATCCCGAACACGTGCCCGGACTGTTATACCGTCGCGGATTTCTGCGCAGATCATCCGCGCGGCGTGTATGTGCTGGCGTTATCAAGCCACGTTGTGTGCGTGGAGGATGGGACGTATTTTGATACATGGAACTCTGGGAGTGAGATCCCACTGTTTTATTGGGCAAAGGAGGAAGCATGATGTTTGGGCAACAGCCGTATGTGTATCAGCAGCCGATTTATAATCAGCCAATCGGCCAACCAATCAGTCAGCCAATGCAGGAACCAATGATGCGTCCGCAGTACCAGCCTGCACCGCAAATGACGGCCTACCAGCCGCAGCCCCAGCAGCCGCAGAATCAGTCGATCATCTGGGTCCCGAACGAACAAGCCGCAAACGACTTTATCGTCGCGCCCAACAATGCGGTAACGCTTTGGGATATGAACGCGCCGGTCGTGTATGTGAAAAAGGCCGATGCAAGCGGCAAGCCGAGCATGACAACGTATGATCTCGTGGAGCGCGTACAGGCCGTTATAACGCCCACAGCGGCGCGAAAAGGCATGATGGAGGAATACGTGACGCGCAAGGAGTTTGACGAGCTGGTAGCCAAGCTGACGGCACCCAGCGCCAGACCGGTGAGAAAGACAAAGGAGGCTGAAAGCGATGGCTAACCCCCTGTTTAACGCCCTCGGCGGCGGACAGCTGCCCGGCCCGATGGGGCAGTTCCAAAACATGATACAGCAGTTCCGGCAATTCCAGAACAGCTTTCAGGGGGATCCAAAAGCAGAGGTCGAAAAGCTGGTACGAAGCGGGAAAATCTCGCAGCAGCAGTTGAATCAGCTGCAGCAGGTGGCGGGGCAATTCCGGCAGCTATTGGGGTAGTAAATTGCTATAAGCCTGCTTTTTTGTGGGTTTTCCGACTGATTGCAGGCTCGGTGTCTATGCTGTCGGACTTTTCGTATCTCCACATATAGCCGTGACAAGTTCTGTTTCTCCCTTTTGCGTTATTTAGTATCTGGCAAGGATTACACCCAATTTCGCGCGCAGCGTCTGAAACGCAATCCCACGCCTTAACAAATTTCCCGTCAAGAGAATATTGGTATATTGGTTTTGCTGCATAGTGCGACTTTCCGAGCCTACCTTTATTTACCGATTGTTTTCCGAGAGCGTAAAAACTGTGCTTGATGTTTTCTGATGCAGTTACCCATTCAAGATTTTCTGCGCGATTGTTACGCTTGTTCCCATCTTTGTGGTTTACTTGCGGCTTTCCTTGTGGGTTATCTACAAACGCTTGTGCAACAAGAATATGTATAGATTTGTTTTTGTTTTCTGCGTTCTTGCAGAGCGTGACGGTATCATATCCTGACCGATGGTGTTTTTTTGCTAAAACCTTTTCTTTGCCGGTGTGATTATAGTTTAGGCTTTTTACTTCTCCGAAATCGCTTACCTCGTAAAGCCCCTCATATCCGGCTACTGGCATCCACATATAATCGCCTCTCTTTCGCTTGGTGGATTTGTTTGTTTTAATTATAGCACACATATTTTCTAGATACAACATCTGCGCAGATTTGTATAATAAAATTTTTATGAAAGGAGAGATTGATATGTCTCTTTCTGACGGCGGCGTTCAGGCCACTATGCCTGTTGCACCCGTAAATTCCAGCAACGGCAACGGCCTTGGCTGGGGCGGTGATGGCGCATGGTGGATCGTGCTGTTCCTCATCTTTGCCGCGTTCGGCGGCTGGGGTAACGGCTTCGGCTTTGGCGGCGGCAACAACGGCAGAAATTCCGGCGGCGTTGTAGACGGCTATGTGCTGGCCTCTGACTTCTCCAACATCGAGCGCAAAATCGACAGTGTAAATCAGGGACTTTGCGACGGATTTTACCAGCAGGCGCAGCTTGTCAACGGCACCAACATGGCGATGGCAAACGGCTTTGCTCAGGCCGAGCTTTCCCGCTGCAACCAGCAGGCCGCGCTTATGCAGCAGCTGAACAACATGGCGATGCAGGCACAGGAGTGCTGCTGCGAAAACCGCGCTGCAATCGCCCAGGTGCGCTATGATATGGCGACGCAGGCGTGCGACACCCGCAACACCGTGCAGAACACCACCCGCGACATCATCGACGCGATGAACTGCGGCTTCCGCAGCATCGACCAGCGTCTGACGGCGCAGGAGCTTGCGGCGAAGGACGCGAAGATCGCAGAGCAGAACCAGCAGCTTTTCGGCTACCAGCTGGCAGCATCGCAGGCGGCACAGAACAATTACCTTGTTTCCACGCTTCGCCCGAGTCCCAGCCCGGCCTATGTTGTCGCGAATCCGTACTGCTGCAACAGCGGCTACAACTACGGCTGCGGCAACTGCGCGTAACAACTCCACATCGTAGAGCTTTTTCGTGGCCTCACGAAAATGGTCGGCCCCATTGCCGATACTCGATAGCAACGCGGCGGGGCAATCGTCCCGCCGCTATTTTTAACCGCGTCGAATTCGGCGCTTTTAGAAAGGAATGATTTTATGGCTGAATTTACATCATCCGGGATTCAAACTGTCGCCGCTGGGCAGAACGTCCCTCTGATCTCCACGGCGGCTTGCGGAAAGCCGTGCATCGTACATCGAGAAGGAAGCGGGCTTGTTACGCTGCGCGGGCTTACGCAGCAATGCAAGGCGAAGTTCCGCGTATCCTTTGGCGCGAATATCGCCGTACCTACAGGCGGAACAGTAGGTGCCATTACCGCTGCGCTCGCAATCAACGGCGAACCTCTGAGCAGCGCCACAGCGACCGTAACCCCTGCGGCTGTTGAGAACTATTTCAACATCTTCGTTTCCACATTCGTGGAAGTCCCGCGCGGCTGCTGCCTGACTGTAGCGGCGAAGAACACCAGCGCGCAGGCGATCAGTTTCGCAAATAGCAATATGATCGTCGAGCGCGTATCGTGAAAGGAGGATGCAATATGTACGATCTGAGAAATCTCCGCGAAATGCTCTGCAAAGAGCTGGACGAAATCGCCGAGAAGCGCGAAATGTCTGCGGGCGACCTCGACGCGATCCAGAAACTTACCAGCTCCATCAAGAATACCTACAAGATCGAGATGGCTGAAGACAGCGGCTATTCCCGCGATGGCGAGTGGGAGGCGGATATGCGCGGTACTTACGGCCGGGGCAGCTCTTACCGTGGCCGCCGCCGTGACGCAATGGGACGCTATACCCGCGCCGATGCCCGCGAGCATATGCGCGCGCAGCTGGACGATATGATGCGCGACGCGGACGACGATAAAACCCGTGACGCGATCCGCCGCTGCATGGAGCAGATCGAGCGGGCATAAGGAGAGCGCAATATGTTGGATGCAGCCGAAATCCGGAAAGAGATTGCTCGCCTGGAATATGAGGAATCCGACTATAAGAATTACGCTAAGCTTGCGGATCTGTACGTGATCCGCAAGCAGATGCAGGAAGAGGAACGGGGCGACGGCGGCAAGTATGTGGGTTACTACTCCGGCGCTTCCGCCCCTGTGACCGCAGAACCGGCTACCGTGGGCGAGTACGGGGACAGTGAGTTTTTACTTGCGGTAGCCGGGAAAGACCCGGCAAGGGCTTGGGCGGTTGTTGATGAACTTATGGACACACTATCGCTTGTGAACCGAAAAGTCTATGATTCTATGCTTCGGAAAATAAAGTCCATGTAGCAAAAATAGGGGAGTCCCCTCGCATTGCGCTGAATTTGTAGCATACAATGTAGCATACGGGAAATAATTTTATGTTACAGAGCGTGTCATAACGTTATTTTTTGCTTTTTGAAAATACGCAGAAAATAGGGTGAAAATCATAAAAAAGTACCGATTTTAGCTTTAAAACAGCTAAAATCGGTACTTTGGCGCGGAAGGAGAGATTTGAACTCTCGCGCGCTTTTTAGACGCCTACTCCCTTAGCAGGGGAGAAAAAACCATTGAAAACACTGGGGAAATTGGCATTTGTAACATATTTTGTAGCATACAGAATTCACTCTGGCGATTCGTTTTGCAACTGATTTACGGCATCGACCATGCCTTTCATGTCCGGGTGTACATACCGTTGGGTAGTCGTTATCTTCGTGTGGCGCATGATTTCCTTGATCGTAAACGGGTCGATATTTTTCATCGCGAGGGCTGTAGCGGTTGTATGGCGGCATGAGTAAGGTGGTAGCTTTTGCACTCCGGCGAGCTCCAAACACTCATAATATCTCTTGTAAAAATTATCTTTGTTTATGCAGCAGATATTTCCGACGCGCGATTTGCTTTCTTCGCATAGTTCATGCAGCACCGGCGCAACGAAATCCGGGAAGACCATAGGCGTTTCCTTCCGCTTCCTTGTCTTTATGCCGCCTCGGACGATCTCATTCTTTTCAAAGTCAATCATATCTTTCTTGAGCTTCAGAAGCTCACCGGGCATCATGCCGGTATAAATCATCGTTAAAATAAACCCAATGAAGTGGTCTTTTGCATACGCTTCCCATAGCTTTTTTACGTCGGCGTCGGTAAACGGCTCCGGCGTTTTTTCTTCAAGCTCCGGAAGCTTTATGTACTTTGCAAGATTCACGGTAGTCTGCTTTTCAGCAATCGCGAGATTGTAGCAATGGGAAAGGACTGTTTTCATGTCCTTCCGCGTGTAATAGGTGCTGGCGTTGCGGTCGATAACATCCTGTATCTGCGCGATGGTAAGCGCGTCGATCTCACGGTCGGCGATTTCTTTCATGCGCTCGAATGCCTTTTCCGCCGCGCCCTGACGATCAGCCGATAAGGACAGATAATCCCCACGCAGATATGTTTTGTAGTATTCTCTGAGAGTGGGGATTCGCTGCTCTTCCTTCGGAGGGTTTGCTGCATATTGGAGGGCGGCGCGCTTTGATGTAAACCCGCCTTTTGTTCGCATCTTTTGCCGAAGCTTGTCGTTCTCGTCCAGGTAAGTTCTTTCTGTCCAACGCGCCGTCCACGTCTTCCCTCGCTGGTAAGCGCTTCCTTGCCCGTTCCCGCGTGTCCGGTTTCGCCGCGCTTCCTGTTTTTTCCCGCACCAGCAACAGTAGGGCGCGCCGTCTGGAATTTCTTTTTTACACTTGATGCACTCCATGTTTCCCTCCACGTTCTTTTCGGATCGCGTAGAAAGTAATTGCAGAAGCCAGAACTGAACCTACGATCAGGGCGATACACGCCCATGCGGTTACGGTCAAATCTCCATCGCGAATGAGGCCTGCGTTCCGAATCTGCGCATCCGTTACAAGGCAGGCAATCAGGGTAAAGGAGAGCAGCAAACAAAATAGGGCGAGAATGTAACACATTGTATGTGTAGACCTTATCTGCGCGCTCTGTAGGGCTGTTGCTGCCTCCAGCTTGGCGTTTTCAAGCTCGACGTGATGGATCTGCTTGGTCAGCTTTTCCGGGCTTCCGACGCGATTTTCAAGGCCGAACAGCTCGTCGAGCGACAACCCGAGCGTTTTGCATAGCGCAGCCGAGTTGTAAAGCCGTGGATCCGCTTGTGTTCCAGCGTATAATCGGCTCACGGCAGAGAAGGAAACGCCGGACTCGTTCGACAGCTCCTCCAACGTCATCCCGCTTGCATCTTTTGCCCTTCTGATCTTCCCCTGATACGCGCCGATAAACGGAGCGAGATCCTGTATTGCGGACATGATTACGCCTCCATTCGTAAGTTTCAGTTTTATTTCTTACATTTTCCATATAAAAATGCAAAACATGTGACAAGAACGCAGGATTCGCCCTTTTCTTACAAACATTATCTGGTACAATGAAAACGTAGCAGATAGTTCCTGAATCCGGCATCTGTTGAAATGGCCCCACCGTATGTTCCAGATACGATGGGGCCGGGCAAACCGAATATTATATCAAATCATCAGTCCCATAAACTGTACACCATTGGATTCCTGATTCCCAAAAATAACGCGGTCTGTTTGTTCATAATACCATGTTGATTTTTAGAACAATCGTTCTATAATAAATGACAGGAGGAAAAAATATGGAGTGCATCAACATCCGGGTAAACAATGGGAGAGTCGACGTGACGGTCGACGGGGCAAAGCTGACGGATGTGCATAGCGTCAGCGTGGACTACATCAAGGGCGTGCCGCTGCTCTTTTCCTGCGTCGCCGACATAGGCCGGGAGCAGGACGAGCGGCGGGAGCCGAGGATCCTGCACTAGTCATAGTACTCCCGGTTTTGTAATGTACTATAATTTTATCACCAGAGTTTTACAGGCTCAAGGTCAAAACTGCACAAAAAGAAACGATAGAATTTGGAAGTTAAGAAAAGGAGGGCGCAAAATGCTTTGTATTCAGGATGATCTGTGCTATAATAAGGGTGAAGAAATTGCGCCCGCTGATATTGGCTTTCAGTATTTAATGGAACTTACATCAGAGGAAAAACGAGAACTAATTAGAATATGGAAGGAGCGAAACAATGTTTCTGAGCAAGGAAAAGTACGATAATATTATGCTGCAGTTGTGCAGAATCAGGACTGAAATTTCTACAAAAGATGAGTGCGGAGAAGCGTGCCGGATGTGCGAACACGCGATCGGCGCGGCCAGCCCAGGCGGCGACATCGTGCTTGTCTGTGAAAAAAAGCTTAAAGCAGTTTGCAGCGACTTTAGCCCTCGGATCCTGACAGACATTTGTTCAGGAAATTCCAGAAATGTTCAGACGTAAGCATCCCGAGCAGGAATGAGATTACTGCAATCACTAGGTCATGGATTCGACTAGCCTTTGTGGACTTCTTCCGCTGATCAATATACGCCAAGTAGTCCTTCCCGCGTTCTTCTATTTCAATTGCGCAGGACGCGCCAAACGATAACACAGGGACACCATCTTTGCTGGGGATTGGGTGCAGATTTGCAAGTCCAAAATGTTTCAGCCTATTTGCGGTCTGGAAAATATCATCCGTCGCAAATATTCTGCTATCTGCCAACGCTTTAAGCATTTTTCTTTCATCTTTGTTCAACTCGATTTCCGAAAACGGAAGGTTGCTTGCATCATCCATTCTGCTTTCTCCGGTTCTTTAGCATACGCGCCATTTCGAGCAAATCACGTCGCTCATTTTCATCCGCAGAACTCCAAATTTCACGGAGTTCTGCGGTTTCGCTATCTTCGGCCCCATCCTTCGGGATGGGGTCTTTTTTTATGCCCGCAGACGGGGTATCGGACATCAGCTCTTCGACAGTGACGCCGAAGTAGTTTGCTACTTTCATCGCCGTTGCATATCTCGGCTTGACACCGGACTTCCATCTAGTAACGGATGGTTTCCCAATCTTCAACTCGATAGCCACAGCGGACGGCGATTTATTGATCTGGTTGCACAGCTGTACATAATTTTCGTAAAAAGTCACAGTAAACCCCTCCCTATTTTGTGCAATACATAGAAAGGTTTCTTTTGTTATCACAACGCCTTGACAGTTACGTTTGTTAACGCTATAATGACACTACAAGTTGCATATGGTAACACAAAACCAGACCCCAGCGAAAACGCTCGTGTCAAAAAGTTGTTATGTATCTCGCAAATTCATGATAACACAACGTGTTAACTTTCGCAACCCAGAAAACCAAAAAAGTTGACTGCGGCGAAAAGAAAAGCCGCCCGTGGTTCGTTCACGAGCGGGTTTCCCCAGAGTTGTTTACCAGAACGCGCTGCACAGGATGGTCGTCTGCATTACTTTGCATCCGTCCGAATTGGTAGAGTTCTTTCCACCGGCTCGGCAATGCCATCCTGACACAAAACGAACTTACGCTTCTATGACGCGCCGCTCACTTTGGCAGTTCTGGCGCTGCCCCTTGCCCTAACGCATCACGCCGTTTCTTTGGTCTGGAACTGGCAAGTTCAAAAGTTTGGTCATGAAAACCACCTCCCGAATTTACCTAAAAGGGCTAAGGACAGTATAGCACGTCTGGGGCGTTGCAGTCAACAATTTTAACAGAATGGAGGTGTGTATATGCCTGAAAAATGGACAGGCGTACTGATCGGGAAAATGCACAATGCGCGTGTTTCATACGACGATCTTGCCGCAGAGCTTGGACTTACAAAAGGCTATCTGTCCATGATCTTGAACGGGAAAAGAAATCCGCCGGGCGCAAGGAAGCGCTTGGAAGACGCGGTTAAGGCCGTGATCGAACGCAGAAAGGAGGAAAAATGACGCTGGACGATATCCGGGCAATGTCAAAGCCCACAATCCTCGCAAGCGAGGCGGCGCAGGTGCTCGGCTGTACCCCGCAATGGCTTCGCTTGATGGCGAGGGAACAGCCTGAAAAGCTGGGCTTCCCGGTCTGCTGCACAAGCAAGCACAGAGTAAAGATCCCGAGAGAGCCGTTTTTGCGGTTTCTCGGAGCATGAGGAGGAACAAAGGAGGATACTGAACACCATGAGAAAAGCCAAAACCACCACCACCGTCGTGTCCCTGATTGCGGCGGCTCTGCTGGCACTGCTGATTACGGCCATGTTGACTGGCTGCTCGGAGGCAGACAAGGTCAATGCCAACATCAGCAATCAGGCGGATTATTTCGAATCCGAGCGCCGGATCACCGTATACAACGCCCGGACAGACAAGATCATCCTCGAGACCGAGGGTTACATGAGCATTTCTAATAACGGAAGCAGTGAGCTGGTCGTGACCTGCAAGGTCGGCCCCGGCGAGTACAAGAAGAATTACATATACTTGAACGACTACACTCTCTACGTGGTAGAGGACATTACCGGGACGCACACAGACCCGTACCACTACAAGATGTACTTCCACACGGAATTCCCGGTCGATGTTGAGGTAAGGCCATGAAGATCAAGGAGCTTTTGAGCCTTTTCCGCCTGACGTGCGACGTGCGGGAGGCGGGAGGCTGACCCATGGGGAAGGAAAAGACCTACACCCTCACATTGAGCGGGCAGGAGCTGCATGATCTGATCGAGGCGGCGCTGGTCTGTGAGTGCCAGACGGCGCAGATCATAAACGGGCTGAAGCGCAAGGGGATGGATCTGGACGCGCAGAAGCTCGTGACACAAAACGCCCGTCTGGCGCGGCTCGTCAGGCGGATGCAGGAGGAAACCAATGGATAACGGGAAGGTACACGTCGAGATCGGCATGGACGGCAAAAAAACGGTATCTGCGCTATCCGGCAGCGCGCTGGAACTGAGCGCTGCTGCCGCGCGAATCCTGAACATATTTTATGCCGCGTTCTGCCAGCGGGGAATAGGCGAGGAATTCAAGGAAACCATGCGCTGCTGCGTGAACCGGGAGGACAGCCCGGTATGGAGGAAGGAGTTTGCAGAATGAGAACCAATCTTGCAGAGCGGAGGATCGGATATGAGCCGCCGGAAATTCCTGAAGGGGAAAGCCTGGAGGAGCGCCGGGAACGGCTGCGGGAGGAATTGGAGGCCCGCAAGGCGGCGCGGCGGATCGTCAAGGGCCTGTGCCTTTGGGTGAGCGGCGCAGCGATGATCCTGTCAGCAATGGCAGGGACGGCGGAAATGACGTATGAATGCGTCGTGACTGGCTTCGTCGCGCTCGTCACACTCTTGTATGGGCTGGCGTAACAAAAAATGACCCCTGCCGCGCGGCAACGCGACAGAGGCCAAAAGGAAACTTAAGACGCCTTTATTATAGGGCAGAAAGGAACCTATGTCAAGTTTAACGGATTCCCGCGTCCGGCATGGTGCGAAAGCCTGTGTAGACGCGGTACATCGGGCCGACTACCCGAAGTTCAACAAATGCCTGCTTTCTCAGTGCGAAGCGCCGGAGAAATACGGCGTGCAGCTTGTTCCGGAGGCAGCTGCGGCGATCAAGGCGCTGGACGCGCCCAAGAACCGCGCAGATCGCCGGAAGAAGACGAACCGGTATTATTTCCGGCTGACGGACGGCGGCGCAGAAGTTCTGCAGCAGCTCTGCGAGGCTATGCACTGTGCAAGCGTGCAGAGCCTGTGCGAAAAGCTCTTGGAAAAGGAGGCGAAACGCCGTGGGATACGATGGTGAGAACCTCTATCTCGGCATTGACGAACCGGAACCGAAGATTGTCGGCCAGTGCGCATACTGCCGGGAAGACATCTATGAAGGAACTGAGTGCTTCTGCTGCAACGGAGTGCTGGTACATACGGAGTGCTTCGGGGACTATGTGCAGGATGAGTACAGCGAATCGGAACTGGCCGGGGCACTGGGATTTGAGCAGAAAACGGCATAAGGAGGAAACATGAAAGTTTACAAAGGGACAGACAGGCAAATGAAATGCCGTGGAATGCAATACGCGCTGGGCGAAACCGCTGTTTTTGACGGTGAACCGCACCTATGCAAAGCAGGTTTGCACGCGTGCGAGCAGCCTATCGATGTGCTGAACCACTACGCACCGAATGCAAGCCGGTACTTTGAGGCAGATGCCGAAGAAGTAACTGACGAGCGTGAATCGGATGATAGTAAAATCGTCGCGAAAAAAATGACGTTGAAAGCTGAGATTGGCGTTCCCGGCCTCGTGAAAGCGCAGATCGAATATGTCAAGAACCAAATCGGATTTGAGGACGCGATCAAGCGCGCAAACGCCGAAAAAGAGAATCATGCCACAGGCTATCGGGGCGCAGCATCGGCCACAGGCGATCAGGGCGCAGCATCGGCCACAGGCAATCGGGGCGCGGCCTCCGCCACAGGCTAT